AAGTGTTAATGGATAAGATGGTGCGCCCATTATGCAAATGCCTTACTAATTGAGTTACCTCTGCGCTTTCCATCAATCATTGCCTGTATCGTTTCAGATTTAATCCTTGGCATCATGGACATAACTTCAGCGCGAACTGTTTGAGCAACCCCTGTTTCAATGTTGATGTTTTGATTAACTATTACTGGTGAACCGCCACCCATCATATTCTTGGTGTCGTGATTGTTTCTAATGACCCCTGCGCTGTGCGGTATAAACAATTCAGGACCACGCTCACCTACAAGAGTAGGCATCGCCATTCCACCGCCAGCCCTGCCGTATCTGCTTATAGCACCACCACCAGCATGGGATAATGTTGAGTTTGCTTGCGCTGCATTACCAGACCCACCAAAGCTATTGACTGACCCACCACCAGCCGCCATAGGTATACCCATTGCCGCAAATATTGGCCCAATTAAATGTTTTATAATTTGCGCTTTAATTGCGTCAGCTATCATTTGTTTGATAACTTGTTTGAATACATCACCAAGGCTTTGCAGGGAAAATTTACCGTTTACAAAAGCGTCTGCAAGAGCGTTTGAAATACCATCTGCGGCTTGCATAGCTGCATTATGTAGAGCTTCAAATTGAGGGTTGGTCATTTTTATTTGATGCTGTAAATCTTGGATGGCTTTTTCATACAGTGGTATATCATCTTCAGCCGCCCCTCTCATAGCAAACCTTACNTTTTCAAGCTGNTCNTCAAGTTTCGTCTGCTCTGGAATAAAGCCTTGAGCTATAGTTTGACCGTCTTTCATTTTTTTATTATAGGCATCATTTGCTTTTGTGGCGGCATCATACGCCTTGTTCATTTGAACTTGCTCTCTAGTCAATGTCCTTAATTGCTTTTCTTGTATCGGCGTTAATTTTCCTAGCTCTATTTGTAAAATTTGAAATTCTTTTTCCGCTTCACTCAAGCCCTTTTTATCTAATGCCAAAATCCTATTGGCTTTGCTCAAATCCTCTAAAGACGATTTAATTTTTTTCTGGCGGCTAACTTCTTCAGTATCTACATCATCACCACCAGTTGCAGATGGTGGGGGGACTGCTAAAGCAAAACTGTCAGCAACAAGCATTGTTTCTAAATCTACTAAATCCGCTTTTGCTGCCTTAATTTGGGTATCAAGGTCTGTTAATTTTGCTCTTGCTCCATCAATAAAATGACCTGCGTTTGGGTCTTTAGAATTTACAGCTTCATTTAACTTTACTACTTGTTCAGCGGCTTGTTTGGTTAATGTCTCTACTTCCTTAACTTTTATATTATAAAGCTCTAAAGCATCCGCCCCTTCAGAGCCAACTTGCTCTATTAATCCAATCTCTATCAAAAACGCATTAAGCGCACCAGCGGCATCTGCAAGACCCTGAACCATCTTAGTTAGTGCTGGCAATAATGGAGTGACTACATTAACCAATAATTCATCAAGTGCCGCACCTAATGCCTTAGATGTGTTAGCAAAACTGCCAGATGTTCTTGCCGCATCGCCATGTGCATCAGTTGTACCTTTAAGGATAAGGTTCATCCGCGCTTGAACTTTTGTGGCGTTGTCTACATCTTTGGAGTTTTTAGTAACACCCATTCTGTAAAGTTCTTGTTGAAGCGTTGCCTCAGTTATAACGATACCAAACTGCCTGACAGTTTCATGGTTTCCTATCAAGGCAGACTGAAACGCCCTCATGGTTTCTGTATCAGATGCGTTATTGAATGACGCTACATCAACCGCTAATTTGGTAAGCTCTACAGACAGTTTCGCAGCTTCACCCCTAGCAAACCCCATAGGCACAAAGGTGTCTTGAATAGTAGAGGCCATGCCCTCAAGTTCAAAAGTGCTACGGCCTACTTCATCACCAAAATCTGATAGAGCGTTTCTAACATCTTGTGTGAAAGCACCAAAAACAACTGATGACTTGGATTGCATTTCCTCAACGCTGGAGGCAAACTTGATAGCCGCCATGCCAGCTTGAGCAAGCTGTTGGACAACAACCGCACCAAGAACGACTTTAACCGCCGTTCCAATCTTGTTGAAATTTCGTTGAGCTTTTTTAGCTGTGGTATCTACATTTTTATCAAATTGTTTTAGTTTGCGGTTGACATCTTTTAAGTCAGCCTCAACGCGAACCAGTAAGGTATCTACTGTCGTTGCCATTTATTAGACACCTTCCTAAGTTAGTCTGGGTAGAGTTCCATCAATTCTTCTAACCCATCTTTATTCAGAGGTGGCGGTTTACCTCCTGAGTTAAATTCTGCGAAACCTTCTATTGCCGCGTAAAACTCTGGAAAACTCATATCCCAAAAATGAATCGGTGCAATTTGCATTTTCCCTAAACCCAAACGCATCCAATCATTCCACGGCAATTCGTCTACAACAGTTCCCCCGCCTTTTCTTCGTTTCCCTCATCGGCCTCTTCATCGTCATCTTGGCCTGAAGAAAGAACAGCGGCTAGAACCTCACCAATAGATTTCATGCCGCTAACTAAACCCGCACCCCAGAGAGATTGACCTACTTCTTTTTCATTTATGTCATTACCACCACCTCTAATAACAGGCGTTAATATTGCGACCATTTGAGAAGTAGTTAGATTTCCTTCAGATAATGCTTGCGCTATTTTAACAATGCCCATACCGCATGATTGCTCAATACGCATTACGGCATCCAGCGTTACCTTGGCATTATACTTCTTCTCCCCCAGAACTATCTCTAGCTCCCCGCGNTTTGGATTTGACATCCGCTTTCTCCTTGGCTTCTACCAATAATTCTTCGCCCCTCTGGGCTACATCGTGAACAGTCGCGGCGGTATATGTTTGACCACCGCATTTGAATTTCCCATCCACCTTTAATTCTGAGGCGGGTGGGATATTAAAGATGGTGGCATCTTCATTAGACATNATGTGTCCGCTAAAGGTCTTGCCACCAACTTCAATTTCTACTTGAACCCAAGTCATTCATTACACCGTAGCGAATGTGATTGCGCCAGAGCTTTCAAAGCTAAAGCTGTAGGTCACTTCACCATTATACTCACCGCCATATTCTAGGGTTGTAAGCATAAACTTTCCAGTGAACGTGCCAAAATCAGGCACAATAAATTGATAGTTTGTTAAGGCTGCTACGTTGAATTTGCCTTTGAGTGTTGCCTCTGAAGCAGAATCAGTAAAACGCCACTACCTGCTACACTGATAGAATTAACCCCACCCTGCGCTAAGATAGTTCTTGCATTGGTTGAGTCTTTATTTGTTACGTCAACCATCTCATCGTTCATGGTTAAAGATGTTGAACGCATACCACCGATTGTTGTGAAAACCTCTGGGCTTGCCGCATTACCGATTTTCATTAACAGGGCTGAACCTTTTTGTGCCGCCATGTCTAGTCTCCTTTAATTGTCTGACACAACAGCACGAAATCTCATGACACCATGCCGTGTAATACCATCACCCTCTGTAAGTGTCGTTTGAAACTCATGTTTCAAGTTCACCCCAGAAGCACCCGAAACAGTATATGACACATCATTCAATGCAGCATATACCCTTTTCATAATTTCTTTTATATCACGGTTTCCACGATATTGCGACCAAATGTGTATAGTCAAAGTATGTTCGTGAAAATCCTTGTCTTTAGCTGAGATATTCGTTGCTGTTTCTTCACCAATAACAACATACGGATATGCTGTACCCTCTGGCACTTCATCAAATACGCCAGTAATTGCATTACCAGCATAATCTGTAATGTTAGCGGCTACCAACTTAGCGAATACTGATTTTTGTAATTCCCAGCTATGCAGTGCCATTATTTAGCCTTCACCATCTGTTTAGCCAAACGATTAATCTTTGGTTTATTTTCTTCTAGCGCGGGTTGCATGAAAGGTCTAGCCGCCATTTTTGATGTGCCAAACTCTAAGAATGACGAATAATCAGCGCGGCTCTCTACATTAGCCCCTAGTCCATTGGTATCTATATCCAATACAATGTTATTTACTAGAAATCCTGTATCTGTAGCTGGGGGTTGCCCTGCCGATGATGCTGTATGTGTTCTGCGCGGGTTGTACAACTCATAAGTCACGCCAGACTTTGCACCTTGGTTTATAGATTGAACGGCTGTATTTCGCACTAGATTGCCAGCCCTGCCTACCAAAGCCCTTAAACTACCCTCATAGCCCTTGATTACAGCCTGTGTACGGGGCTTGCGTACTATTTTGGTAGTTACCCTAGCCATTACGTTGCAACGCCTTCCTCAGCTAAAATTTCAAGATACTTATCACGCTCACCTTTATTCTCAATTCTGCGAATATTAAACGTGCGAGTATAGCTTGCCCCATCCGCTGTGTAAGAATACAAGATTCGGTGCGCTACTGTAAGATTACGCCTAAACCTTATTGTGATTTTGTGAGTTGTGCGACCTTCATTCTGGTCACCAAAGAACCTCTCGCCACCACCTTGAGCCTCTATTCTTCCAAACGTAGTTGCAAACGTAGAAAATGCACCAGCATTTCCGCCTCCGCCATCTGCGCTTGTACCTTTTGCTTGCAAGGCCAGAGAATG